ACCTACGAGAAGAAGCCAAGGACCAAGGACAGATATCCGCTGCTATCACTGCAGAGGTCCATCGAGGCAAAGCTGGTGGACTCTACATCGATAGGAGAGAGATATTGACTGCAAAAATTGATTTGATGACCAAGGACGATATACTCACTCGGCTCAAAGAATTAATTGCAAAGAAAACTGACAATATAATCGAGGGCGACTTCACCAAGAAACACTGACCGACAGATTGATAGACCGACTTTCTTCCGTTCTTTTTACTCCTTTACTTTGGTACCAATCTGCCATATAATATACCTATATTAACGGGGTAGTTCCCACTATTAGAAAGGAGAATATTATGAAAATAGATAAAAACTTTAAAGCAGCTAACCAAAAAGGGACTGCTAACTTAAACGCGATTGTTACATTAATAGCAACGCCTGAGGGTAAATTTCCTGCCCAAGCGGGGAAAATTATCGAAGCTTTACTAACTGCGAAAGACTACACTCTTACAGTTGGTGAGTTAGTCGGAACTGACGGCTCGACTGATTCTGCCCTCGAAAAAGTTGGATTGGTAACAGTTCAAACACCGATGGATATCTGGAATCACTACAGAAACAGACTCATCGACGAAGGATTGGTAACAGTAAGCTAGACTTACTGACTGGTTCCAAAAGGCGACTTCGGTCGCCTTTTTTGTGCTCTACTCTAGTCTACTCTATCGCTCTACTCTATCCGTCGCTCTATCCCTCTACCTCTACTCTATCCCTGCCCCTTTATTATTCCCGTTCCCTTCTGCGTGCGTGCGTCCGTCCGTCCGTCCACAAATATTAGCTAACTTAACTAACTTAACTAACTTATATAAGTAATATAACCTAATAAAAAAAGTATATGTTTTTTTGTCTAACCTATTGACATGTAAAAATATATACGGATAATACGCAGTATGAACGAGAAAATAAACGCAAAAAAAGCTGAGGGCAATACACCCAAGAAACAGAATGTATATGTATCTAAATATAGCAAAGCTACTAATAGAAAAAACTTAGCTGATAACCAAGTAATTTCTATTAATGAGTCTAAAGCTGATAAGGTTTACTTAGCTATGCCTAATCAAGTTAAGAACTTGCTACATCACATTGATACTATTAGCAATACACAAGGCTCATGCACAATGAAAGACCTAAACAAAGTATGGTTTGATTTGTATGTAGCTAAAGATGTGTATAAGCAAGACGCTAGCGTAGTGATTGCTCATTACCTCAATGTGTTTAGTAAAGGCTATAAAAGATTTACTAGTGAAGAGCTAGATATCTTTAATATAAGCTAAGCTAAGCTAACCTAACGCCCCGCTTAGGCGGGGCATATATTAACCTAAGGGCTACTCTACAAGTAGCCCTTATACCCGTTTTTAAGCCCCCCTATACCCCTTTTACGCTACCGTTGACTCCTCACCCTCCGCCGCTCCTTAGTTTCAGCCTCTTAATTGCATGTACTTTACAAATAAGTCCCTAGTAAAAAAATTTTGCAAAAAAATTTTTTACAGTTATACTTTTGCTATGAAAAAGATATTAAATATAGTTAGTGCAGTCGCACCCACACTTGGTACGGCACTCAACGGTCCACTGGGCGGTATGGCAACAGGCGTTATCTCTAAAGTTTTAGGCGTTAACAATGATGAAAAAACTATTGAACAAGCCCTAGCAAACGCAACCCCTGAACAGTTGTTAGAGATTAAAAAAGCAGAAAAAGATTTCGAAGTTAAAATGAAAGAACTTGATGTTAACTTGTTTGATATTGAAACAAAAGATAAACAAGACGCACGGACCAAGTTTAGTAAAGATTGGACCGCACGTATTATTGGTATCGCAATGGTATCAGGATTTTTAGGTTATATATTTTTAGTTACATTACAACCACCAGAACAAAACAGTGAAGCACTGATTAATTTAGTTCTTGGTTATTTAGGAGGATTAGCAAGTGCTGTGATTAGTTTTTATTTCGGTGCATCGCATAGCGAAAAATAAATCGCCGACAAAGAAACTCATTCATAGTTTAAACTGCTTTACTTAACATGGCTGGCATAGTAGATTTATTAATAGCTCAAGATAGTCTTATCAAACCTCCAAACGCTTACCAACCACCCAAACCCCCTCCGACTATTCAAGATATTCTTGAGGCACAAGAAAACGATACTTATACGCCTGAAATGTACGAAGAGTATTTAGCAAATTTATCGCCAAAAGATAAAGCAAGACGGTTATATCGTTACAGCGGTTACTCCGAAGTAGGTGCTGAAGACCATATTCCTTTTAGTGATTTTTTAACAGAACTGAAAAATATAAACCGTAAAAAACTTTCTCCTGATTATATTTATGAAACAAGTTTATTTGGAAAACCTAAATATAATAAAACAGCTTCAAGTTTATTTACCGACAGTTACGACGCAGACAGTGATAAAAATTTAGGTGTAAAAGGATTAGAACGCGAATATAGTAGTTTTAGAGATATTATGGAAAAATCTCACAGTGGTAAATTAAATTTTTCTGATGATTTAATTTTTAATAGCGTATTATCACCTGTAGGTATAAATCTTCTAGGTAAAATACAAAACTATAACCAAAAATATGAATTAAGTTCAAAGTATTTACCAGAAACATATCATCAATTATTAGCTATGAAACCACCAAAAGGTAAAGCATAATGGCAACACTAGTACCCTTAGATAATAAACAATCTTACGCAGGAATGTTTAATCAGTATGGGGTGGATATGTCAAAACTTGGACCTTTTCAAAGATTTATTACCGAGCCTGGACTTGTTGGAGATAAAAAGCTAGAACGTGAAAGGTTAGGGGATATTGCATCGTACATACCTTTTGTAAGTGGTAAAGTTGCTGAAGCTAGAGGAGATAAGTTAGGCGAAGCATTAGGTTATTTAGATGCAATGACTGCAGGAACAGCAACTGGTGTAAAAATGGGGAGTGCTTTTTTAATCGCTAAAAGAAAAGAGTTAATAAAAACATTAAAAGATATAGAAACCGACCCGATTTTAAAAGGCAATACCCAAGTTAAAAGTAATGTACAAAAACAATTAAACGAAGTTAATAAAAAATTAGCTGCTGGTGACCAATCCGAAAAAAGAAGCGGAATTATAACATCAACGGTTTTAGACGAAGGTGGTAATTTAAAAAATGTTAAATTAACGCCTAAATTTAATCAACCTATTTATCATGGTGGACCTGCAGGTATAGAAACGTTACAAACACCAAAATACAGGTATGGCGATTTAGCTAATCTTAAACAATCTACAGGCGGTATTTATTCGGTATTAGATAAAACTGACCCGAGATTACCATTGTACGGTGTTACCGATGATTTAGGTTTAGAAATCGGTGTCCCAGAAATATTAAAAGATTTACCTAAAAAATCTGTATATGCAATACAACCTTCATTTGTAAATGTAGCTGATGCTAAAAATTTACCTGATAACGTAATTGACGATTTATATGAATTAGTAGAACAATTAGGTAGAACGGCTACAAAATCAGGCAACCCATATGATGCAGCGTTAGCTAGAAATACACTTTTTCTAACAGACCGATTAATTGGTGCAGCCGATAAAGGTGCACCATCTATGTTTAGTAAACCTGTTGCAGATGTTTTTAGAGATAGGGGATTTGATGCGATACAATTCCCACCTAGAGCTTTTACACGTATGGGTAAAGAAGGTGATACAATATTATCGTTAGATGATGATGCGATAAAATACGCACAAGAAATATCTTTAGAAGATTTATTAAAATTAAGTGACTGATTTAAAAAATTTAAAAAACTTAGATTTATCACACCTAAGTACGCAAGAAGCTAAAGAATTTACTATTCTTTTAGAAGAATTAGAAAAACGCGACCATCAAGAAATTTCTACATCTACTTTTTTAAATTTTGTTAAAGGTATTTGGAAAGAATTTATAAATGGCGACCACCATGTAAAAATGGCAAAAGCTTTTGATGATATCGCTAGTGGTAAATTAAAACGTTTAATAATTAATATGCCACCGCGTCATACTAAATCTGAATTTGCATCGCATTTATTTCCTGCTTACCTTTTAGGTAAAAATCCAAAACTAAAAATTATAGAAGCCACTCACACTGCTGACCTTGCAATTAACTTTGGTAGAAAAGTTAGGGATTTAATCGATAGCGAAGAATATAAAGCTTTGTTTCCTGAAACTGAATTAAAAGCAGATAGCCGTTCTGCAGGTAAATGGTTAACTAATAAAGGCGGTGAATACTATGCTGCTGGTACAGGTGGTGCTTTAGCGGGTAGAGGTGCGGATTTGTTTATTATCGACGACCCACATTCGGAACAAGACGCTATGTCTGATAAAGCATTAGACGAAGCTTACGAATGGTTTATGACAGGACCTCGACAAAGGCTACAGCCTGGAGGTGCAATCGTAATAGTTATGACTCGTTGGTCTAAAAAAGACCTTACAGGTAGATTAATTAAGAAAATGGCACAAGAAAAAAGTGCTGACCAATGGGAAGTTATAGAATTTCCTGCAATTTTACCTAGTGGTCAGTCACTTTGGAAAGAATTTTGGAAATTAGAAGAACTTGAAAGTATAAAAGCTTCAGTTAGTCCGTCTAAATGGGCGGCACAATACATGCAAAGACCTACTGGTGAGGGTATTTCTATAATT